TTTTTTAATTAAAAGTTAGAATAAAAAACCCCTTAAATAGTTAAGGGGTTTCAACGAAATTAACACAACAAAAAAACCAACAGCTAATTAAGGCACAACAGTAGTACCAGGGTCGTTATCATTTCCAGGTTCAACATTAGAAGCAGCTAAATATCTACCTCCAACAATAATTTCAAGAACACCTAAAATAGTAGTCATTAAATCTGTATCTTCATCAGAAGGCACATAAAAAGTATATAAAGGTTTAACATTAGTTTCTCCAATATAAGGTTTTCTAAGTTCTTCTTGAAAAATTAAAGTACTATAAGTACCTGCTTTATCTACACCATAAGGTGCTTTATAAAAATCTTCGTGACGACCTGCGGAATTAGAATTTCCAAGATACATAGAAGCTTCAAATTCATCTTGCCAAGCATCTTCACCAACACCTTCTCCATATACAGGGAGAACACTTACAGAAGTACCGTCATTTATAATTTGATTACCTTCAATCAAACCTTGAAGAGAAACAGTAAGAAACTGTCCTCTTGTTTTACTTTCAATAGTAATTCCAAAATAAGTATCTGTTCCATCTTTAACTTTTACAGCAGTTACAGGTACGTTAGTATTAGCATTTAACTTAGTTACTAAAGCATCTACAACTTGTTCTACAGTCATACTCGCTTTTTTGTAAACACTTGCAACTATAGAATTAGTAGCAAACATACCGCTAAAAGTATTATCAGCAACTCTTACGATAACATCACCTACATCATTTGAATCAATGGTAAATCCTGTACTTGAAGTAGTACCTCCAACAACAACTTTGTGCATAACAGGAGCAACATACGCTTTTTGTTCTACTCTTAATATATTAGCTCTTTCGATACCTTTAGAAATTCTAATATCTCCACCAATATTAGCAGCAATAAAGAAATCTTTACAATCAAGAGCATCAGCACTTGCTTCAATCAAGTCCCCAGCTTCATTGTAAAAACCAATAGCACCTGCTTCTAAGTCTTTAGCATCAGCTAGTCTATCTACTGTACCGGCAGCACCATCACTAGCATAAGGTACATTTTTCAAACCATAAACTTTTTCCATAATTTTATTCTATTAAAGTTGTTTCTTTTAAATATTTATCGTAATTATTTTCATCAAATAAAGCCTTAATAAATCGAGCAGTATTCATAACTATCTCTTGAATAACATTTCGTTCTAATTTCAAACTTTGATTTAAAAGTAAGTCTATTTTTTGACATTCTTCTATATAGACAAAATCAACTGATTTTATTATAGTGTTTTTTGGATAATGCACAAAACAGACATTTTTTTCAATATTTATTAATGGACTTTCTTGTAAACTTGTTGATAAAAAAGAATTTAATTTATTAATTTCAATTTCTTCATTAGAAAGTCTTGCAGTAGAAGTTATATGTAACCTACTACTATAAGTTTCATATTTTACATTTTGAGAAGAAACAATAGTAGGAGGTTGTTCTCTTAATAAAGGATTTTGTTCTATAGAAATAGTATCAGAAATTTCTACTTTTAAATTTGCAAATTCAACATTACCTTTAAAAAAGAAGGTATCAGCTTTAAAAGTATCTCCGTACCATTGATAGTAAAACTCTAAATTATCTTTATAAAAGCTATCGTTTTCAAAAGCATTTCTAACTGTAATTATAAAAGCTTTTATTAAATAAAACATATTTCCCTTTATATAATTAGAAGGGAGAAGGGTGCTATCAAATAGAATTTTACTTCTGTTACCAATAAAAACTGTAATCTTATAATTTTTATTAGCATCAGGAAATTTAAAAGACTTTACAACTTTAGTTTTATTTTCTTCTTTATAAACAGATTTATCACATTTTTTAAAAAAATCACAATCTACTCTTATAGGCTTATATGAAAAAGTAGGTAAAATAACTTTACCTACTTTATCATTAATTGACTCAACTTCTAACTTTTTAGTTTTAATTAGAGGTTTAATATCTTCTAATCTTTTAGTATCTCCTTCAAACCCTATACCTTTTAAATCTGAAGAAGGTCTTGTTTTGCTACTAAGAAATTTATCAACTTCTTCATTAAAAAGCCAATCTTTTTCTTTTGCTTCAATATTTCTTGTAGCATTAGAATTTATCTTTTGTATATGATAATCTAAGTCGATATGAATTTCTTGAGCAGTCATTAGCTATTAGTTTTAAATTTAACTTGAGCTTTAAGAGTTTCTAAAATTTGAGCATTTTTCTCAGTTTTATCTTCTAAGAAAAGTACAGTTTCCATTAAGCTTCTTCCAAGAAGTTCTTCTTTATCTGAACCTAAATAATGCAAATCAGTATTACTTGGTTTAAAAATTGCTCCTACTTCTGTAGCTTTAAGAATAAAAGCTTTCATAGCAAGTTTCTTATCATTTGCATATTCAATAAATTTAGAAGGGTCAATAGCAATTAAACTATCAAGCTTAATATGCTTATCTTCTAATCGAGGATATAAATCTTTATTGTCAGGATTTTCATCAAATAATCTAAGAATAGCGTCAATTCTATTTTCATTACTTGGGTCAAGTAACGTAGAAAACAATTCTCTTGCTCTATTTTTTAAAGTAAATAAACTGTATTCTTGTTTAGCTTTTTGTTCTCTACTAAATAAATAAAAATCTATAAAAGCAGATTTATGTTGTTCTTTTTCATCATTAGCAACTCTACGATATACTAAACAGTATCTAAATAAAATATAATCAGCAATACCTTCAACAATTTTACCTCTTTTAGTTATTTCAGCTTTAGCTTCAAATCCTACAGCACTTTCAAATGCTTTTTTATCTTCTTCAGTTTTAAATAAGACAGTAAATTTTAATTTACGTCCAGGCATATTTAAATCAGTAGCTTCAATATCGTGAGGTACTTTTTCTGAAATATTGCTCCAATATTCTTTTACTTCTTTTCTAAAATTTACATCTTTAGAATCTGTACCTATAATCTCAGGTAAGTATTCCATTTCTTCTTCAAAAGAAAGTCCACTTAAAGGTGCTCTATCTCTTAAAGCACTTCCTATTTTAGGATTTTGAGTTGTAGGGTCATCTCCCGGTAAACCTGTAGGTGTGTTTTTTCTTCTAATAGAAAGTTCTAATATAGAATAAAGATTAACTGTTTCTTTTTTTTGTTCTGTAGTTTCCATAAAAATTTTTATTGTTTAAAAAAAGGGAGTAGAGTTAATCTGCTCCCTTTAATACATTATAAATTTAGTTCTATTTAATTAATATTAAGATAAATCACAAGATAGTTTAAAGCAATGGTTGTTTCTAAACATTACTACACCAAGAGTTTTCATAAAGTGAACAGAAGTTCTATCTTGGTCAGTAGCTAAATTAAGATTAATTCCGTTACCTTTATAATCTCCATAAGACTCTCCACGAAGTAAAGACATACCTTGTTCTACACCACGAATTAAAGAACGTCCATTTTCGTGAACCATTCTAATATTCTTTTGACCTTCATAAGTTGATTGGTCAAGGAAATACATTTCATAAGATGTAAGAGGTTTACCACTTATAGGGTGAAGAGGAGCATTATCTGCACGTCCTCCATAATCAAGTAATGGAAGATGTTTAACAGTAATAACGTGTCCGTCAATATGACGATATTGTGTAAAATAAGCACCAAATTCAAGATTACGTCCTGCACCAGTAATAAATTTACTAGCTGCATCGCCTGCAAGAACAGTACTCCATACTGAACTAGAGTTACCTTGAATATCACGTTTAATAGCAGCATCAAATTCTTCCATACCACCTAGACCTGTATAAAGAACAACGTCCATCATACCTGTATCAGTAGCGCCATACATAACATCAGATACAGTTTGAGATAATTTCTTAGTAGTTAAGAAACCATAAGTATCTCTGTTAGGAATTTGGTCATCAACACCTGCTCCAATTGGAATTGGTAAGCCTGTATCTTCATCTATAGTGGTAATTCTTCCGTTAGCATCACGGTTATATTTACTCCACCAAATATGTTCTTCACAAGCTTGTTTAAATTGAAGGTCGTGTTGGTATTCTTCAAAAGGCATCCAAAGGTTAGTTTCTCCTTCTTTAGTGTTAAGTTTAAACTCAACAGTTTTCTTAGAAACATTACCAGCAATAGTATAAGACTTACGTAAAATACTAATTTGGTTTTTAAGTTTTCCAGGAGCTTGAACATTACTTTCGTTACCTTTAGAGTCGCTAGCAGAAACAGTTGCTCCACCTGTCATACTCCATTTAGTTCCGGAAAGAAGTTCATTATCAGGAATATATTCTTCGTCACTTCTATATTGAAGTTGAAGTTTATATCTAAAACCTCCATTAACTTTTTCTCCTTTTTTCTGTACACGACATTGAATACCATTAGGAGAGATAATAGTATGGTGCATTTTAATAAAATTAGTCTTAAAGACTACATAAACAGGTGCACCTAATTTACCTGTTTTACCTGAATCTAAATTTTCAACTCGAACAATTTGGTCGGATTGTTTAAGTCTTCCCATTACAGGAAAATCATACTCAATAGAATTAAGAGCAATTTTCTTAGTACCTCCTTTTTGACCTTCAGTCATAAAAGTAAGTGGAAATCGCTTTTCTTCTCTACCCATAAGATATGTAATCGTAGGGTTAATAGTGTCAGGTTTAGTCATACGCATCCTCGCAAGCGAATTTTCGTCTGTAAAACCTCTACCTTCATAGCTTTCGTGCATCACGATACGGCTTTGAATTTGTCTTGGTAAACTCATAATTTAAAAATAGTTTAGGGATTAATAATTATTGAATGTTATCTAAAGAAACATCAACTTTCCTACTATCTTTATTGTTAGATTTATTTGAGGCAAGTTCTTCTCTTTTTTGTATTCTCCTTTTAATATCAGCAGCTCTAGTACTACTAACATTTTCTTTTACAATTTTACTAAGGTCGTAACCTTTATATCTATAAAAAGCTTCTTTTAAAGAAACTTCTATAGGATTATTTTCTCTATCAAGTTGGTCTTGACTTTTACCATCTTTTACAGGAATAGCTAAATAATTAAAGAAAGATTTTTTGTCAGCTTCAGGAATAGCAAAACCTTTTAAATCTCCTTTAGAAATTACTTCATTTATACCTTCCCAATACTTAGCATTTTCTTCTTCAGCTTGTTGTTCTTGTTGAAGTAAAGTTCTTTCTCTTTCTTTATTTTTTTCTACTTCTTTAGTTTGAAGAATATCTAAAGCGGCTTTAGCTTCTCCATCAAGTTCTGAATCTTTATAAGTAGCTGCAATTTTATTTGCACGTTCAGGATTGACTCCTTCAGCTATTAAAGATTTTCCAATATAATTAATTTTTTGTTCTTTAGTTAAAGATTTAATATCTACAGTAGAATAATCTATAGGAGTTTGAAAATCTTTAATATCTCCACCTGCGTATAAGTGTTTTGCAACTTCTCTTAAAACAGGATTACTATTAAAAAATTCTTTTTGAAATTCTTCAGATTTATAATTAACTATATCTTCAATTAAAGCTTTTTCTCCTTCTTCTCCTTTAGGATAAACTTTTGGTTTATTATTTTCATCTACAAAAGTATAGCCCCAACGTTTAGCTTTTTTATTGATGTCATTATTGGCAGCTTCAATCTCTTCTTTAGTTGCTATAATATTACCATCTTTATCTACTTTGTTACCGTCTTTATCATAATCAATATCTTCTTGATTATTTAAATACTTTGCAACTTCATCAAAAGTTTTTACAACCTTACCGTTAGCATCTAAAATATCTCCATTTTCATTAAATCGAGAACCTTTAAACTCTTCTAATAAATCTTCTCTAACAGCTTTATCATCTTCTGTTAAATCAGCTTCATTTAAAGGAGTAAGGATAGTTTTAAGATTAGTACTAAACTCTTTTAAACTTTCATTACTGCTATCATCAGTATTATCTCCCCCTTTATTAATATCGGGAGATTTGCCTTCATCTTCGGGGTCTTGTTTATCTTTATCCTTATTATCTGTAGTATCAGGATTAGGATTAGGATTAGAAGGAGGAGTAGGTTCATTTCCTCCTCCCATATTAGCATCTAACAAATCATCAGCACTATCGTCTAAGTTAAATCTTTTAATTATCATATTTATTTATTTTTTTGTTGTTGTTGTTTCGGGTTTCATTATAGCTGTTTCTTTTTTAATTTTATTTGTTTCAGCATCTTCTTTTTTGATTTTGGAGGATACTTCTGCACTTTTAAGTTTAAGTTCTTCATTTTTTCGACGTTCTTCATTTTCTTGATTTATTCCTTCTAAAGCTTCATCGTTTTTATTTGTTTTAGCAGAAGCATTTATAGTAGCAACGTCAATTCCTTTTTCATAATCCATATCTACTTTATACTTATCCTTTTCATTTTTAGCTTGTTCAGCTTGTGCATTAGCTTGTGCAATTTTTTCTTGACTTGCTCTATCAGCATCTTTATTAGCTTGTTCAAGTTCAAGTCTTGCTTTTTCTTCTTTTTTAACTATTTCTTTCATTTTAGTAAAAGAAGTAACATCTAAAGCTTCTAAAGCTGTAATAGCAGACATTCCATTTTGAGTAGCATTAAATAGGAAACCTTCTGCTTTTCTCATTTTTTCATTTTCTTCTCCACTAAATACAACGTGAACATCATAATCACTTTCTAAATGATATATAGCACCATCAGCATTTAAATCAAGAAAAGCTTTTCTTCCGTCACTATTTACATATTGACCTTTAACTCCGTCAATCCAAGCAAATTTACTTAAATCTAATAAACCTGCATAATCCTTTTCTTGTAATTTTTCAAATTTTCTAACAAGATTTTCACTAATTAAACTACTTCTGAAAATAGCTTGTTCAGTAGTAGCTTTACCGTCAGAAGCCATAGTATCTCCATATCTTTGTCTATTCATACCAATACTATCCCACCATTCTTCTTTAACTTCTTTAGTCATTTGTACAAGTTCTCCAATATATTTACCTAAAGATAAATCTATACTTTTTAAAGCTTGTATTGCTAAAGCAGCATTAGGAGAAGTTTCATCAATAACTAAAGTACTCATAGCTTCCATATAGTACATAGTCTTTTCTTCATCCCAACCGTTCTTACCTTTACTAAATAAACCCAAAGGTAATACAGTTAATTTATCTTTATTTTTATTCATAGTTTTTTCTTGAGTAAACTTTAGAATATTATAAAGAATTTGATAATTTTGTCCAGACTTAACTACAGATTTAATTTCACCATCAAGATTACATAAAGCTATACCGTTATAACTTAATTTTACTTTACCTTTATTATTAACTTCACTTCTATCATAAGGTACTTCTTCTGTACCTACAAACTCTTCAATATCATTAAATTCAATTTTCCAAGTTTGATATAAAGCGTTTCTATAAGAATATTCAATAGATAAATCTCCTTTATCTTTTTCAAGTTTATAATCATCATCTACTTCAATTTCTTTAATTTCTCCTACGGCATTAATATATTTTAAAATACCTATTCTTTTAAAACCTTTAAATTGAACGTGATAGTGATTTAAAGCATTATCTTCAGATTGATAAGTATGTTTAAACTTTCCGTTAAAATCCTTATCACTCATATATTGTATTCCTGAAGAATAACCAAGACTATTTAAAGAACTTTCATTACCCTCATCATTATAAGCTTTAATCTTTTTAACTAAATCATCAGATAGTCTATCTCCGTGAAAGTCTAATAATTGATTAGGAGTCATTCCCCATTTTCTTATAAACCAATCTCTATCTTCAATACGAGTTTTATTTACACTATGAGGAAACTTTGCTTCTAAAGGATTGACAATTTCAAATTCAATGTCATTATGATTAACTCCTTTATAAGTAATAGGACGACCACAAACTAAATAATTCATATAAAGGTCAATATATTTATCAGCAAGGTCTTTATCATAAATAATATAATCTAAAGCTTCTTGTCCTGTAATAACTCTATTCTCTTTATATGTTCTTTCAAATTCTTCTTTAGTTTTATTTAAAGAAGGTTGTTCAACTGTTTCTTTTCCTGTAGGTACTCCAAGTTTATTAAGTTCATTAATACTCTTTTGAGCCATATAACCTTTAAGAACAACAGTCCAAGCTTTGTCTTTATCATTTTGGTCATTAGGGTTAGTCTGAATTACATTTGGATTATGGTTTCTTCTTCCAAATTCAGATAAGAACATTTCTATAACAGGAGAAATAATATTAAAATTTCTTAATCTTCCTCTAAATCTTTTATAATTTTCTACTTTAGTATTAAGAGGATTAAGAACATAATCATACCCTTCTTCATCAATAGTGTCTTCTAATAATTTATAAAGAGCAAGTATTTCTTTATCTTTATTATCAAACCCAGCTTTTTCAATATAATAATTTGCAGTTCTTTCTATACTATTTAAACCGGTTTCTTTATCCTTTTTAAATAATTCTTTAGTAGAAAGTTTTTGTTCGGGTAGAATCATTTTACATTTTATTATTTTAGCTAATATACTATATTAAGGTATTAAAACAAAGGTCTATTAAATATATTATCCCTATTGAGTTCGGGTTCATACGTTTCAATCTCAACAAAAAACTGTTCTTGAATATCGTACATCCCTAAAATCATAGTAGAAACCCTGTCAAAATTACCTTTTAAATTCCATTTTAACAATTCTCTTAATAGGTTTATATCAGGTATATAATGTATATGTCTAATAGGATTTCCATAACTATCAGTATCAATAATTTTTTCTAAAAAGTCTTTAAGATATAAAGCACCGTTTCTTTTTCTATCATCGTTAATATGAACACCATACTTAACTTTAAGACTTGTAGAAGCTTCATCAGCGCCACTAATAATCTTAGGTTCAGGAACAAGCATATCTAAAAGTTCTTTTTGTCTAAACCAACTATATGTAGTACCAACGTTTTTCTCAAATAAAATCTTAGCATTATAAGCCATTGCCGCTCTATACATAAGTTCATTAACAGCATCAGTAGTTTCAGGACGTCCTATATAAACTCCTACTAATCTACCTCCTTTAGAAGCAGTAAGATTATTAACTCTTTCATAAACATAAAAACATCCAAAGGAATGTTTATTAGTCATTTTTTCTTTCTCTTTATCAACACCAAAAGGGTCATGCCATATTCTATAAAGATTTCCAGGAATTAAACCATTTCTATCTCTATAAGGCGGAGAAAATTGTACAAAGCAACCGTGATTATCTTTAGAAGGTTTAAGAATTAAATCATCTACAGGAGGATGAAAAGATTTAAGTTCATCTTCATCCATAAATCTTGCATCCTTGAATTTAAAAATATTATTTTCAAGTACAATATTTCCTGCTCTTGCAAGTCCTTTTAAAACAGGGTCTTTTTTAAGTCGTGAAATTTGTTCATTAATAAGGTCTTTATTAAATATATTATCACTACCTCTACTAAAAGCTTCAGAAGGACTGAAGCAATATTCCATACTTCTATCTCTAAGCTTTTTAACTTTACCTTTAACTTTTAATTTTTGTCTAATTTCTATTTCATAATCTACAGCTTCAACTACATTACTATTTCCAAAGTTATCATAAAAACCTTCTTTATTGGCAAAATCAGGTACAAAAAATCCTGCACCTTCTCCTTCAGAGTCTTTATCAAATAAATTTTCAAATACTAAAAAATCTGAAATATCAGGAGCATAAAATAAATCTTCAAAAGCTTCCCAATAATTTTCTTCACCACCTCCAGTACCAAATACAATCATTAAACCGGTAATATATTTACCAGCTTTAAGAGTAGGAAGAGTACTTTCCATAAAGTCTGCAAGATTACGTGCTTTACCTGCTTCTTCTACAATAATTAAATCGGCATCTTTACCACGTAATGCTCCAGGTTGAGCAGGTCCAAAAGGTTCAGCTATAATAGCAGATTTAAAACCTCTTTCAACACTAGGACTACTTTTAAGTCTATAACCAAACTTAATAAAACCTTCTTTACTATCTCTTAATCTACGTTTACGCCAAGCAGTATGTTCAAATATAAACTGAAGATAATCATCAGCCATTTTGAAAGTACCTTCAGGATATAAAGATTTAGCATCATAAGCAGCAAGAGCGGTAATACTATTAGGATATAAGTCAGCTTTATTAGCAGCAATCCAACCATTTTTATAAGAATAACCTTTACGTCTTGCTTTACCTATAACTAAATGCTTACCTACTTTTCTTGCTAATTCAATAGCTTTAAAATAAAAATAATCTCCATCCCAAAAATCAGGAAAAGTAATTTCTTTTGAAGCAGCTAAAGTTTGAGTATTTAAAGCACCTATTAATTCTTGCGCTTCTTCTAAATCTTTTTCAGGTATTCTTTTAATACGAGCATAGTTAAGATAACCATAATGCTCTCCAGTAATATGTATATTTCTAAGTTTCCAATAACCTTCACTATCTTTATAAAGTTCTCCCGGAACAGTCATTCCATTTTTTCGTCTATCTTCTTCTCTATCCCAAAATGAATTATATTCATATTTATCATATATAGGATGAGCTTTAGTATAAACTCCGTTCTTTTCAAAAAACTTTGCAACTTTAGTAAATTCAGAAGTATTTATAAATGCAGTAGCAGACGGAGAAAACATATTTTCTTCATCATTACTTTTAGAAAGATTATATACAAGTTTAGGCTTCTCTTCAATTTCGAGAGTAGAAGTTTCTAAATTACTTTCTTTAAAACTTTTAATTAAATCGTAACCGTAGCTGCTTTTTATCATCCTATAAAATCTGAATATAAAATTTGAATCCCTGCACAAGAATTATCAATAGCTTCTTTATCGCTTCCGATATATATAGAATTTGATAAAGAAATATCATTTTCAATACAAATTGTAAATATACTTCCAGGATTAGGAAAATTAAGATAAGTATCTTTAGATAAACTATATACTATATAAATAGGAGTATTTATAATTTTATATAAAGTATCATAAACTAAATCAATAAATTTTTTATATACTTTTTTATCGAATACTTCTGAAATTTTTCTATTACCTATTAATATAATAAAATCAAAATCCTGTTTTTTAATATATTTAATAATATCATCGTTAAATTTCCAATCAGCTATATGTAAAGGAAACTCTCTACCACTATTAGTTCGGGTAAGTGCTTTTTCTATATCTAAAAATAATGCTTTATTTAATTTCATAATAGTATATAAAAAATCTCCCTTTATATAAATAAAGGGAGATAGTTAGGATGATTTTAATCTAGTATAATCCAATCGTCAGACAAAACTTTAGCAGGACTAAAACTATAACCTTTAACTCTACCATCAGGTAGCATCATAGCAACTTGTCCGCTATAACGAATACTAAAAGTTTCTTGATAAGGTATAGAAGAATTTTCATATCTTCGTTTAAGTTCATCCTTAACACTTTGTGGAAGTGATTGCATATTAGGAATTACAGAATAAGGAATTTCAGCAGGTACTTGCATAAAAATAAAAGTATCTTCATCCCAATATTTAAAACCAACTCTTTTACCTTCTTTTAAAGCTATTACAGCTTTATCAAATGTTACAAACTCTTGTTTGTTATTTGTTGCAGTTTCGTTATCCATAATAGTATTATTTTAAGTTTTTACCTTCAACATTTCTTTTGAGCCTATCAGCGGTTCTTTTATTTAACCACATAAGACTTTCTTCAAGATTAGTAATTACAATACTATTTTCTCTACAAGGAAATTTACTTTGTAAAAATTGCATACGGTCAATTAATACTTCAAGTACTTCTTCATTAGTAGTACCATCCATAATAGTTTTTAAAGTTCCATCATTTGCTCCTGTAGGCTCTTTATGAATAAAGTTAAGAATTTGTCCTTTAGTTTCTTTGTTTTCAAAATTTGACAATTCATAAGAATGTCCTTCTACTTTTACTTTCATTTTGTTTAGTTTTTAATTAGTATTAATTTCTTTACCTTCTTTAACATTTTCTAAAATATCAGTCATTTCTTCAACTTTATCCCAATATTCAGCATTAATGTTTTCATTAATAATTCCAAAACTACTATCGTAGTCTTTGAACAGTTTTTTAAAATACTCCAAGACCTAAAAATCCTTTATCAGTTTTACTTTCTTCTTTTTTATCTACTCTAATTTTTTTATGATGTTCAAGCATACGTCCAACATCTCCTTTGTAATATTGTATTGGAATACGTAAAGGTTTTCTACGAGGACGAATATGAAATATCATAAGACCGTTATTAATGAGTTTATATCCCCATAGTTCCATTATATAAGCATATAAACTTAATTGTAAACTATATATAATACCTTTACATTTCTGAAGATTATCTATAGGATATTTAAGCCTATCATCTCTTTGTATAAATTCAGTACCTTTAACCCAAACATCACCTTCTTTAACTTTCTTATAATAACCACTAATAAATTTAAGTTCATCTTTATTAGTTTTCCAATCTACAATAGCAAACTTTTTACCTTTAACTACAAGAACATCAATCATTCCTGCAATCATATATTTACTTGTATAAATTTTCTTTTCAGCTATTAAAGTACATCCTTGATTAATAAACTCTAATAAACATTTATATATTTCAGGATAAGTATCTCCTAAATCAGTTTTATCTAAATCGTGTTTAGTTTCAAATATAACTAATCCAGTAGTTTTTGCTCTATCTCTTAAAGGTTGTATTAAATCATTTGTTTTACCTGTATAATCTTCTTTACTAAGATTAATATTGTCTTCAAGTTCGTTATGAATTTTATTACCTCTAATATGAGATTTAATTGTAGTTTCTTTCCAACCTTCTTTAGTTTTACTAACTAATTCAGCATATAAAGAATTGGAATAAAGTGAAGATAAAGAAGTTTTAATATTATTAACGTGAATATATTGTTTGTTGTTATCAGGACGTACTCTAAGACCTGCATTTTTTAAAGCTGTGTACATTCCCCAATAATCTCCATTAAACTTTTCTTCATATTTACCTATAACAGTAGTAACACTTGTAAATTTTTCACCAGTGTCGCCATTAGTATAAGTATGTGAAGGTTCATCAAATACTAAATTGATTTCTTTTTCTATATAATCTATTTCCATCTATTTCTGTTTTTTCTTTTATCAAGATATTCTAAAATAGCTATTACAATAGTAGCTAAAACTATTGCAATAATAATACTAATAATAGTTTGTACAGCTTCTTCCATTTATTTAGGGTCTTCTCTATTATAAATTAAACCTCCACCTACAATTTCTTCTCTTTCATTATCTTCTTCACTAAGCTTAATTTTTAGTTTTTCTAAACTATTAAGCCTTTCAGGTAAATCATTAGTAGTTTTTAATACTTCATTATTAATATTTCCAAGTTGTTTAATGTAATCTTTTAAATTAGATTTAGCTTTTTGTCTTTCACTTTCATCTTCACTATCTAAATCTACTTTAACATCTTTAATCTTCTCTCTAAGTTCATCAGCATAATCATTAAATAACTTTAAATCTTCCCCTATATTATAAAGGGCTTTACGAGCGTTTATAAATGCGTGAGCAATCGGACTAAGAGGAACGTGCTTTAGATAGTCTTCCATAGCTTGTTTAACTACAGTATCAGGTTTCCAGTCTTCAAATTCTATAAGACCGCTACTTTCTAAAGCTTGTTTATGCCTTCTCGTATCATTAAGAATAGAGTACATACTAAAAGGGTCAACATATATGTAGATATAGTAAAGTTCTTTAAAAGCAAAATATTTTTTTCTACCATCAGGGTCGCCATAAACTTTTCCACCTTTATCTCTTTCAACTATAGTTCTAAATGAAGGTACTTGTCTTGCTTCTTTTTTGTTAATTTCTAAAGTTCCTTTTTTATCATTAACAATAAATAATTTATCTGAATATTTACTCATTATCTACAGTTTCATTATTAAGAAGTTCTTGATATATTTCATTATAAGATTGCATAATCATAAGTTCACTAACATCTTCAGGTAAATCTTTAAGTTCAGTAATTAATTTAAGATTAGAACCTTTCATAACTTTACTATTAGCTATTCGTTTCTTTTTAACTATAGTATTATATTCTTCATCAGGTATAGTACCTTTAAGATTATAAACGTCTTTTACACTTTTTGAATATGCTTTTTTATTTTTAAAAATAAAAGTACCTATATAAGAATAGAATATACTTAATCTTTTATTTATAGCTAAACCACCGGCTACAAATTGGCTATTAACTATACTAAAAAGTTCTTCTATACTAAACTCTTCATCTGTTTCTTCTTCAATTTCATTTTTAATATCTAAAAGAATAGCTTTAATAGTATCATCTTTTTGCATAGTACTTATATTATCTATTTCAAATATACGAAAATACTTTAAATAAGCCTTTGTGAGCAACGCATTTTATACCTTAATATATAGGAGTAAAAAAATTTATAGTCCAACACGTCTATCCCCTGTAATTATATAGAGAAACAGGGAAACACCCCGACCTATAATAACTATATATAAAACCCCCCGTACCTTTTACTGTAGTCGATGCTGTATGTTGAGGTTTTAGATTATTATTATGTTGAGGTTTAAAATTAATTGAGATGTATGACTTGTGGTTGTCTTCCCCATCAGACCCGCACTCAAAATTTGGGAATGGAGTACCCCGTACTTCATTTCAAGGCGCTATTGCCGTAAAATCCATATAAAAACTAAAGTTATGGAACGTTTTAAAATCATTAATGCCCAAAGAATTACCAAAGCTGGTGAAAACTTTGATTACTATCAACTTACCCTTGAAAACAGTAAGGGCGAAGTATTGGTTCATCCTGATAGTGAAAACAACTTTTCGGTTGCTGTCACTACCAAGCATATGAATCAACTTCTAAAGGCTAAACAAGTCGAAGTTGGTATTCTTATGCCTGTTGAAATTCAGGCTCTTGTTGAATCTGCAACAATCAACGCTACTGTTGAATTGAAGAAAGCAGGTGAAACATTTGTTGCTACCGAATTTAGTAATCCTGTTACTACAGACGGCGGTAAGACTTGGATTGAACCCAAGAAAGGCGAGAAATATAAAATTCACGCTACAGGCTATCGTATTGATTACGAAGAAGACGTTCAACTTAACGTTGATACTCGTCTTGCTGTTCAATTTCAGCGTGAAGCTTTGGCTTTCGCTCAATCTCAGCGCAAGTAATCGCTTTCCCGATTAATGAAAAGGATTAGTTAATTCTAATCCTTTTTTTTATGACATTCGTGCGCTTCGCGTGGTTATCATAACAATATACAACGTTCATAACACAATTAAAACCAATACTATGAAAACAATTCATAACATTCTTAAAGGACTCATAGCCCTGTATCTTATGACTTCAGGTATATTTATATTTATACAAGAAGTTGATACTCTTACAACATTCATAACTTATAAAGCACTTGCAATCCTAGTATTATATACAGGTGCAAATCTTCTTATAGATATGAAACCAACTTATCTAAGTAATATTGACAAGTATTACTTTAGAATAGCACTATCATTAGCATTAGTAATACTCATAATCCTGATAGTAATACAAATTT